TAACATTTTCTTAAAGAAAGAAATGCAGGTATTTAGACCGTTTATAAAAACGTTTAATGCTAAAGATGCTGATCTGATGTTTGGACCGTTAGTCAATCTTAGCGAAATTGCAGAAAAGCGCATTAAACGCAAATCAATACAATTAGTACGTTCAGTTAAGAATAACCGTAGCTAATTTTTTCACATAGCATGTTCATATGGATTACTACTAATGCTGCATAGCTATGGGCGTGACTTTTCTTAAAGAAATATTCATCCCCGGCGGGTTTCTGCCAAACTTCTTTCTTCACGGTCTGCCAATCTTGCCCAATTAGATATCGTTTGGCAGGACGAATCACTGCTAACACCGCAGCCAATTCTTCTATACTTGTCGGTTTCATTTGTTTCAATATTGACCCATGTCCGTTTACATGAAACAAATTGTTGGTAAAGTCGTCTTCTAACAATAGATCCCATAGTGGCTCCGTATTAAGCAATCTAACTAGATGTTCTTCGCTTTGTATATCTTTATACACATTGACATTTAAGAAATCTATTTTAAGATACCCTCGTGTCTCAGCTTCTTTATAATCAATACTAGCAGTATCAGTTAATGGATTGTACGGGATAGAATGACAATATACACCAGTATTGTGCTTTTTAAAAGTTCCATTATCTTTAATTGATGCAGGAACATGCTTGATAATATCGAGCACTCGTGTCCTGTCAGCAAAGTCAATATCAATATCCGTCATTTCTAATCTCGTCGTATGATGGTGCGTAGTTACCACGGTGTTGAACTGTGATACCTGCGGCTATGTTAGCAAACAGTATAGCTTTTTCTATGTCTTTTGTAAAGAGATATTGGGCAGTTAATGCAGCTAAAAATGTATCGCCACATCCACATACATCCATAACTTCTACTTGTTTGGTGGGATATGTCCTATCTTCATTTCCGATCATTTTGAGTAGGGCACCGTCTCCGCCTAAGGTTATAATTAAATTTTGAGGAATTGAATATCTATTTTTGTATTCATGCTCATTTATTTTAACAAAGACATTCGGTGCACCAAATCTCGATAGGTCCCGTTTTTTAGTATCAATGAACACCGGACATTTTACATTTCGATTAATATGTTCAATATGCTCATAGGTTAGAAACCCTTTATCATAATCTGAAACAACAATGGCGTCATAAGTTTCTAATGGATTGGGCGTTTTGCCTGACCACTGAGCAACACTGTCCTCGTCGTCTACTCTTAATAAATGTTGACCTGAACGTTTATCTATAAATCTAGTTTTAGTAATAAGAGTGTCGTTATGTATGAAGTCTGCTTCAATGTTTAAATTTACTAAATTTTGATACACGTTTGCACTCATGCCAGGCAACGAAAATGTTTCTATAATTTTAACAACAGGGACAGGAGCCTCGGGGCTCAGTCTATCTACTGTACCTATGTTATAGATATCAGTACAACTATCACCTATTAGTAATACGTTGTATGATGTTGGTTGTTGAGTAGTTGCTGACTCTGTCATAATAAATTACCTGTTTACAATATTGTTCTGCTGTGGATTTCTTGTCGTGTTTCCAGTCGCTGCCTTTTACGTAGACATCGGGTTCCCATCCTTTCATTATTTCTATAAGCTCTTCTTTGGTGTCAAAAAACATAACACCGTCGACAGCTTTTAGATTTTCTAAATGAAACTTACGATCCTCTTGATTGTTAACAGGGCGATCCTCTCCCTTTAATTCTTTCACTCTTCTATCAGTATCAATGGCTACTAACAATCGGTCTCCTTTGCTTTTAGCAAAATTTAATAATTCGATATGTCCACGATGTAGAATATCGAATGTTCCGTTAACCATCACATGAATCATTTCTGACTATCGCCCGGCAACACACGATAGTTGTCTTCAACACTATCAGGTGTACTAACTTCTAAGATAGTACCTGCTTCTAAACAAATAACTTGATGTGGAACTAATGGCTCATTATGATGAATCATTCCTTCAGTTGCTTCGTATTCGAATACTTGTGCATTACTTGTTTGGATATACTTAATAAGAAACTTACCACTCATGATGCGCCAAGTTTCTCTCTTATGAGAGTGAAAGTGCATACTAAACTTTGCGCCTTCGTTGAAGTGCATTAACTTGCTACAGTAGTCGTTATTAGACACCCAAATCTCTTCTGAGCCCCACCCTTTTTCAACGCTGCCTTGCAATCTTGTCATTTAGGCAACTCCGAAAATCTTGCAAGGAATGCTTCTACATAGCAACTGTATTGCTGTTTAACAAATGCTTCTTCTTCATATTCTACCCATGTCATATTATTATCCTCAATTATGTTTGTTACACGAAATTTTTTTTCATTACCTGCCCACCAAAGGCTTCCTATTGTTGGTTTCATAATTCTCCACTTTCTGCTAGTTTTAGCATTAGGCTATATTGTTCATACGCTTTACGTACTGCCGGATACTTGTTGCGTAGATATTTTTCTTCGTCTTTTTGTTCCATGATCATTTCAAACATTTGATAATGTCCTTGCTTTTTCATGTTGTTAAACACTTGTTGTTCAAAATCTGCTATACGTTCTAATTCGCTTTCTGCAAGTTCTACAGTATACAAAGGTTCAGATAAGTTTACAATTTCTTGTTGCACCATGTTAAAATCTGTAGGATCTCTAAAATAATTCAAGTTAACCTTATGATACCGATGTGCCCGTTTGTTTGTATCAAGCACACGAATGCGGTGATCATTACAAAAATTTTTTATATTTTCTGAACTCATTTTGTTAGTTTGTCGCCAAATTTAAGCATAGCAATAAGTGCTATTTTACTATCATTTATCTGAAGTTTCCAGACCCGCTCTTCCATCTTGGCCGTCCACGCTTCTCCACCTATCTTATTGTGGATATAGTATTTTTGTGGACCTATGTAATCTTTACACCATTCAATGATTGGATTTAGTCCACTCGGGTGTACTTTTAGTTCAATCATATCCATCTTAGTATAAATGTAGTAGCGTCTTTAGGATCTTCAAAGATAAAATCTCTGCCATTGCGCTCATAAGATTGTTTGCAATTATCTTCTAACCAATATGTTATATCAATAGCATGATTATTATCAGTTAGTCTGCTGATCATGACACGAGTCCATCCAATTCCTTTTAGCATATCCCAAAGCACTTCTCGATCAATATCGTTGGCAATTTCTTTTGCCAGTCGATCATTCATTTGTTGTTCTAGAACCTGTGTTGCAGTTTTCATGCCCACCTCAATAAAAATATAGTTAGGTGCTTGGGGTCTTTAAAGACATATGTAGTATTTCCAAACATACTGTGCATAACCCAAATCTTACCAGCCATGCCCTCCCATGTCTTGGGAGTATCATAAGACCACCCGCCCAATCCAATATGATTGTGACACCACTGTTCCATTTCTAGATGTTGATGATAACGATCCTTACCAAATGTAATCCAACTTGCTGTATTACTCATACCCATCTCAATATAAACAATAACATATCTTTTTCATTAGCAAAACAAAATCTATATTTGTCTGTCATGCCGCGGCCACCCCAAAACATTGACCATAGCCCGCCACGATTATCAATTGGATTCCATCGAGTACCAAATTGGTTTTTGCACCAATGGCTAGCTGACCTGTGTTTGTCAGAATCTAATAATACTTCGTAATCTAATTGACGTAATTCAACAGTTAATTTTTTCACATGCCCCATACAATCATACAGTTCCTTGGCGTGTTTTATTAACATCACTCCATCGAAGAGAAAAGAAAGTTGCATCTTTGCCCTCCTTAAAAACAAATAATGCACTTCCTGTTTCAGCAGCAGCTCCAAACATTCCTTTAGGAAAGTTTCCTCGAGTATACCACTTAGGAGCGTTCCTAGCATTATCTAACTGAGAAGACCACAATGCTTCTCCGCCGAGGTTTACTCGGCACCACTTAATCATTTCGGAGTGTTTTTCAGGTGCTAGCTCTTTAAATTTAATTTCTGTTTTAGACATCAGCAATTAATGCCTTTACAATTTCATATTTTGTTAATGCCATCACAACATTAGTTCCACCGAATGCAAAGCTATTATTCAAACATACATCCTGAGGGTAATCAATTACAGAAGTAGGTAGGTTAGTACCCTCAGGGATTTCCGGGTCTGGATTAACAAAGTTCCAGTTGGGAATAATTTTATTGCTATTGAGCACTCCTAAACAAGCAATTAATTCCATTGCACCTGAGCATCCTAATAGGTGTCCATGAATAGCTTTGGTTGAACTGATAGGCACGCCTGATCCGAAAACTTTTTGTATGCTACCTAATTCTACTAGGTCACCTACAGGAGTTCCAGTTCCGTGAGCATTAATATATGTAACGCGGGCGGGATCTATTCCTTTGATTGCAGACTTAATTGCAGCTACCTGTGCATCTTCACACGGCTTTGTTATTGTTTCACTGCCGCATGAAATACCGTAACCAATAATCTCTGCGTAGATCTTTGCGCCTCGGGCCAATGCTCGATTTAAGTTTTCTAAAATATAAATTACACTGCCTTCACCTAGTACAATTCCGTCACGGTCTGCAGAGAACGGAGCACTTTTAGTCCCTAAGGCTCTCATTGCTCTCCATTGTTCGACTAGCAAGGGGCTTAAACAATATTCAGTACCTCCAGCTGCCATAACATCTACTTCGCCGTGTTTAATTGCCTTGTATGCTTCACCGATAGACACACTGCTCGAAGAACATGCAGCAGAATGGGTGAATACAGGCCCGCTAATATTTTCTTTTAATGCTACAAAACTTGCAGCGCCATTACCTGTTGCCGCAATTAAACTTGTAGGACGTACTCGATTTTTTTCTTGGAATTCTAAAATAGATTTGTTAAGTTCGTACGAAGCTCCTGCGCCTGACCCTATATAAAGACCGTCTACGCTAGTCCCCGAATCTTCTTTTGCTTTTGAATATGCTAACATTGCGGCGCGGCCAAACATATCAGTTACTGACAAATCATATCTATCAAAATGTCTATCGATATCAAATCTTACTGAATCTGTGACTGTTTCTTTTGCAGGTGCTGCCGGAGAGTTGAGCAGCGTTGAGTGGGCAATTCCAGACTGCCCTGCATACATTGCGTTGACTACTTTTTCATAGGTATCTCCTAATGGAGTAACACATCCAATACCTGTAATAACAACTCTATTCATTTTTTAATAACCTTAATAAATTGTGCAGCATAATCAATTTCCCACCAGCGTTCTCTCTGGTTCCATTTTCTGGGATGAGCATGGTGATTATTATGCCACTCTCCGATCAACAAAGCCACATAACTGTTAGAGCTATCGTCTTTTGTTTTGTGATTTTTGTAAGTAGTTACTCCATCAGAATGACATACTGTGTTGATAAATCCCATGGCAAAAAACGAGCCCACTACTCCGACATTGAAGCATAATAACAGTATAGGATCAATTAGAAGTAATATCAAGAGAAATGTATTAATAACTAAAATATAATAATTGTGAGTAAATTTAATCCAGGGATCTCGCAAATCTTTAACGGCATCCCACATGCTGAGATTATCAAGATTCCATCTGAAGAATATAACTCTTCTAAAACCTAAATATTTGTGTGCATGTGGATCTTTTTCTGTATCAGTATGTGCATGGTGTGACCTGTGAATAACAGCATACCCTGCAGGGCTTCCCATACAAACTAAACAAGAACTTAGGCATAAAAACGCATGCCAAAACTTATTAACTGAGTAACTTTTATGAGAAAAATATCTGTGTAACCCTGCATGGTGAGAAACAAATAATAAAAAACTATAAAATCCTAAGATGTATAATGCATACCACCACTCCCAAAAATAAATTAAGAGAGGAATAGATCCAAATATACTTACTAGGTTCGTAATTAATATTTGCCTGGCGTGGGCAGGGTCGCCCTGAAATGTTATATTCATTTTTTACTGTTTACTGTTTTAAGTAAATTATCAATAATTTCTGCTAAGGTGGAAGGTTGCCCCATATCGCTGTTGTTGATTCTAATATCTAACGCATCTTCAACGTCGAAGATTAATTCGATAATCGCCATTGAATCTACTTTAGGATTAATATCTTGTAAATCTTTAAGCGGTGCATCTTCTGGAAAATTATCAATATCCAAGTCGTAATTTTCTTTGCTTATTTTAAGTAGTACTGCTTTAACTTCTGCTCGTTCCATTTTATTTTCCTTTATATTATTTAAACCCGTATTTTAGTGAAAACAGAGTTGCTTGTTTATCTTCATAAAATGTAAAAACTGTGTGTTTATGAATAACATCTTCATATGAAAAATTATTATCTTCTGTGGGATAATAACGAAAGTCAAAGTCTGCACCTTGCATTAATCCATGTGATCGCAACTCACGAACAATTTCTATAATTTCTGAAGGATTCTTTTTATAGATAACAATTTTAATCATCGGTTAACATTTCGTCTATTACATAGTCTTCACCTGCAAAGTAAGTGACATGATATTCTTTTTGATTTAAATGATAGACCTCAGTAATGGTACTTTGATTGTTTGAAACAGAATACGGAGTATTGATCATTTGGATCATTAACCAAACATTTTCTTTTTCTTGTCCTTCTAGCGTACGGTATGGTGGACCCATTACTGCTCTCAAAAACCTTTTAAGTTCAACCGGATCCTTACACAATTTGTCTACAAATTCTTTATGTGGATTATCGTCATTCATTGTATACCAGCTTCTTTTAAGATTTCTTTAACAAGTGCAACATCTGCTGGGTGTTCTTTAAATTTCTTAAGCCATGTCTTGATCTCAAATGCAGGAGCAATCATAGACAACTGTTCGTCATTCATTTTACCCACCATTGCTTTGCCGTCATCAGAATTTAAGATAACCCAAGAACTAACTTTACCATAAAGAATATCGTGTACTGCTTTATTAAGGCTCACATAATTGAAGTAATGTGCAAATTCTGCATTATGCTCATCACCCCATTCCATCATTGTTTGCAAACTACGTTGGACTGCTGACTCAACTGGTTCAACTTTGATCATCTCGTAAAGATAGGTTTCATACAGCTCGTCACGGCACCACTGATCGAGCTTAACTCCGCTCTTAATTACATAGTCGATAAACTTAGAAGGATATAATGGATTAACATTATTAACAAAACTTCCAAACTTTACAAATGCATTGTAGTAAGAACTATTACAAAAATGTTCATAAGTTTTACCCTTCTTATCATTTTGTGTTAGTTGATAGAATCGAACATACGCCATGTAGCCTGCTTGGACACGCTTTTCATCTCGTTGCAGTACACGCCTTTTTTGCTCGCACATGTGAGCAACAAGAGTTTTTTCTTTCATAAAACTCTTGCCGCAATGTACACAATTATAAGGTTGATCTGCCAATGCAATCATTCGTATTCTTTCCGCTCTTTTTTATCAAATCCCATGTCGTCGAGTAATTCTTTCTTTTCTCGATCAGTCATTAACTTAGCCAACAGCTTAATGTCTTCAAGTTTATATGTAGGGTGCAACTCTGCCAACAGCTTTTCAATCTTATTAAGTTCTTTCTTAAGAGCGGGCAGGTACGGATGGAAACTTTTAATGCCTGCTCCGACGGCAGTGTATAGCAACCACAGAAGTTTTTCGTCGTGCTTACTCAACTCCCAATGATTTTTATTAACCAATTCGTTGGTCATTTCTACAAACCATTCTTGTAGTTCACGGTCATTAGAATTAATGTTGCTGACAAATCTCATTAGTACATAAGGACTAAATTCTTTTAATTGGAGATCGTCTAGTTTGTCGTAAAATTTATAATTTTTATAATCGACAGCTTCGAGCACCTTTGCTATGTCAAGTGCCCGTTCTTTCTTCTTTGCTGGTTTCTTTGCAGTTGCCATATATTGCCTTGTATTAAACCGGATGCCATGCTACTGGTTCCTCAGTTTTGCTTAGATGATATAACATTATAACATGATCTATGGCCTTTTGTAAAGCAGGATTGGTTTTAGCGGCGTTTTTAATTTCAAGCCAATCTTGTTGAGATTTTTTCTCTTTCATTTCTTCAACAAGCCCGGGACTCATATAGTGTAGTTTTCGTTCTTTACTTCCGGGTTTTCGGACATAAACCGTCTTGCCGCCGTCCGGACTTTCATATATATTGTTTGGATCAGTTACCAGCATTTTGTATAATCAACAATTTCACTTTGGCGGCTGACTTCTTTAACGAAGTATGCACACATTGGTTCTTTTCCCGGACGTAACGGAGTGCATAATAATTGCCCTGGTTTCATTTTAGGAAAATACCACTTAACATCTTGATAGATATCGACAATATCGATTTCGTGAAACTCTGGTCTAAATCCATTAATTGGATTAAAACAGAATGTTTTAAATCCTCGATCGTTTAAACTTGTTAGCGGCAATACTTCCATGTCCGGGCCTTCTGGATCGCCTACAATAGTACACCAATCTAACGGCATGGTAAGATCATATGGTCCAATTTTTAGCACTGCTGCTGGTCCTGTAAAACTTTCTAAGAAGATTAAAGGAATGAAGAAATAATCAGGATTTTGATTATCGCTGTTGTCTAATACATTAAATCTCAAGTCATCATCTACTTCTTCGGGTAGATCGTTGAGATAAAATGTTTTGTTTTCTAAGGTTAAAATTTGCATTATTTGTATTTCACTTTTTGAATTTCGAACGGATATTTGGCCTCTTTATAGAATTTCTTACGTTCTGTAAGATGCCTCTTCGCGTACTTTGTAGATGCCGTAATGTCCCAGATTTGGACGAAGTCTTTGTCGTCTGCCTTTCTAATGCCTCGGCCAATGCTTTGGATAACCCGTGTAAAGCTCTTTCCGGGTTCCACCATAACCAAATTAAAAATGCGGGGCACATTAATACCCACAGCGGCCACACCGTAAGTCGCCACAATAATCTTATTAGTAGCTGTTCTAACTTCGTCATATTCTGTCTTCCTGTCTTTTGTTTTTACAGCACCTGATATAAAAACACTGTCTTGTAATTTTTCTGCTAAGAATTTCCCACATTCAATTCTGTCAACTAACACCAATGTATTTCCGGTTGCGGATATATCATTAATAAGCGCCGACACAAATGTCATCCTATCTTCGTCAGTTACTAGATATTTTAGTTCTTCAGGATACCCGCCAAACTCTTTCCATTCTGCTGTCTGGATAACGTTTACGTGGCAGTCACTAAGGATGCCTTTTGCCTGAAGTTCGTGTGCCTTAACTCGGTGAACAACTTCACCTAAACTAGCTTTTAGACTTTGAAATTCAAAATCTTCCTTTGGAACAGTACCTGTAAGCCCCCAACGAATTGGCGCCTTGGCAAGATTGCGTGTTAACAAGTTTTTTAGTACCTCTGCCTTGGCCATGTGTACTTCATCAACCATTACGCAACTAACACCGTCTAGCAATTCTGCTAGTGTTAGTATATCTTCATCAGTAACATCCTTGGATTTTTTGTCTAAGATATTTAAACTTTGCCATGTACAAATAGTATGAGTTTTATCAGTGTGTTTTCTATCACCGTAGTAAACTCCAACATCTAATCCGCAGTTGATAAAGTCTTCTTCTGTTTGTTCAACTAGAGATTTGTTAGGAACAATGGTTACAGTTCGACCGTATTTTTCGGTAATTTTTGCCAATGTAGCAGTGGTAATTGTCTTGCCAAATCCTGTGGCAATTTCTTGAATGCATTGAGGATTCTCGAGAAATTTGTTGATAACTTCTACTTGGTCTTCACGTAAGCGAATTGGATCTCCTGCAAACCGATGTCCTACAGGCCAGCATTTTTCACCCCAAAAATCCTCAAAAATTTGTGGAAAATTTAGCTGAACAGGAATCCTGTTATCTTCAACTTCAATGTAATAGTTTTTACTTTCCAAGTATTCAAGTACCTGTGGTAACATTGAAAGATAGGTTGTTCCACCAAGACCAAAAAATGAAACAGTACCGTCCCAACGACCTAATTTATAGGCAGGACGGTACCGTGCTGTGGGGTCTTCATACTTGAATTTCTTGACCAAAGCCTTCCTGCTGTCAAGATCTAGATTTTCAATCTTGATGTTAACTTCGTCTTTAATTATAATTTTACAGCTTCCCAAAATTGAATGCCTTTTGTTGTTTTTGTTCTACTATCGTGATCACATTGTGGTGCCATTTTAGTAAATTTTTAATAGAATAGTGAATAGAGTAGAAGTTAAAGTTTACTATCAAATTAAATTTTATCCTAGACTCGAGTATTGTCTTGGGAACTTTACTGCTGATAAACACTGCTTTGGTTTTTTCAGTGATGGGAGAATTTAAGTTTTCGTCTTTGACAAAATTGTTGAATTTTTCACCGGTTTCTTTAGGTAATCTAAACAGTACACTAATTTCGTCATTGGTAATTCCATTGTCATTCAAGAAGGTAATACATTTTTCCAATTTTTCCAATTCTGTACCTCCGGGAATTACAAACAGTGTGGGGGACAGGTAATTTACAATGTCTGACAATGAAGAAATTGCAGTATCTTCTACATTAATTGAAAATTCTTCATTAGGTGCTATTGATAAAAATTGTCGTGTTACACTATTGGCATTTTTCCATTCATCACTGTCTACTATCTGTTCGTCCCAGGTAAAAATTCCTAATTTTCTTGCAAGGAACAAATTTTCTAGAATGTTAGAATTTGTAGGTTGTGGAATTTTTGGAGAAATATTCAAAAATTTCAGTTTTTCTCCGTCTAATGAAAGCATAGGCACATACTGCTCAATGTTCCTTTCGATGTCAGTAAACTGTGATTGGTAGTCTTCGAATTCTTCGTCAACTGAAAAATTTTCTTCAACTGCAAGACCAATTAGAAATTTAAGAGACCGCTCATCGAGTGAAAAAATCCAGGATTTTTTCTCAGGATCCCAATTTGCGTAATTAAGTGACATCTTTTCCTTCCTAACTTTTGCCAAGACAGCTTCGTTGAAGGGGAACTCTACTTTAATAACTTTTCCATAAATCTCATGAGGTTGAATTGTCATTTTCTTTGCAGAAGCAACGGTTCTCCTAGAGAGTCTAAATTGAGGATTTTCTAAAAATGTGGAAATATCTTGATTAAAGATCAAGTTTAATTTAGGTATTTGTCTTTTTAATATTTTTACTGATAGCGTTGCTTGCTTTTCAGTAAAACCTAGTCCGCGGGTAACTTGATCATAAAAACTATGTATCAGATTTGTGTCATATGGATTCATAGTGACACGATGATCATAGGCTAGTGCGATAATTAGGTCTTCGATATACATAATTTATTATAACACAAAAATAAAAGGAGAACAAGTCTCCTTTTAATTATAATACCACGTCTTCAAGTCCAGCTGTTCGAAGTTTAATGATGTTGCTAAGTTGCCATTGCTTTATGTCCAAAGCCTTGATAATACCTAACCACTGATTTCGTAACATGGCAAATTCATTAATGATTTTTTCCATATCAACTACATCAGCTTCACCATCTACATATTTTTCAACATCTCTAGAGCTAAGAGCTCTGGCATAGTTTTCCAAATATTTTTTAAATGCTTTACTACGAACACGTCTAAGTTCAATGTTTAAATATTCAAGTACAGCTTCAATTTCTTGAAGCTGATTGAATCTTTGTTCAACAATTCCCGGTAAGTTAGACGAAGATTTTTCCACGTTTCCGTGGATTTTTACTTCATATCTTGCTTCGGATAGTTCTTTGTAGAAATGATCTATACAGTCAGGAAGATGAGTTAAGTCTTTGCTTACTTTGGAGTACCATGACATTAGTAATCCTCATCCTCTCCGTAGTCGTTGTCAATTTCTTCTTCATCTTCTCTAAATTCGTCTAATACTACTTTAATAGCCGAATCAAGATGAGGATCAAAACCCATTAAACTTTCCAATGTGGCAACTTCTACATCTTTACCTACTAGGAAATCTAAAAATTGACTTGCTGCTGTTTCTCGATTTTTTTCAGGAATATAATCTCTAAATGTATCCCATACTTCAATAATAAGTTGTTCTTCCATATTATGCCTCTTCAGAATCTTCAATAGTGATTGTACTAACAGATGATGAGTCATTCCACTCTGCCATCATAACAGTTAACCCGTCTTTCTCATTACGTTCCCAAGCCTTGCGAAATTGTTTGATAATTTCGCCGTCTTTAGTTACATACACAAGACTGTTACCTTCTTTCTTTAATGCGCCTTTACCTTCAAACAGATCAACTAATCCGCTAAATGGACTCATACCAGTTGTGTAAGGAATTTCTACCTGCACACTTTCAAACGGTTTTGAGTAACGGGTTTTCATAATCTTACATGCGGCACGGATACCGTGTACTTCAGATGTTTTATTGCCGTCGGCGTCAGTTTTAAGTTTGAGTTTTTTCATAGCAACTACAATAGAACTTGCATAAACAAATCCTTGTCCGCCACTGATCTTGTCATCAGGATCAAACATATCTTGACTAGCGTATGTGTGATTAGTACACACCAATCCAACATTAAAACTACCAAACATGTTTACACAGTTACGAACTAAGGATGTAAGTGCTTTGGGTTTACGACCCATGTCACCTTTCATCTCGCCTGCTTCAAACTGATTAACGTCAGTAGGAGTTAACAACATACCCAACGAGTCGATTACAAACAACACCTTAGGACGTTGATCCTCAGGCATAACTTTGAACTCTTTCATGAATTCGGAAATGGTTTTAGCCACATCGTCAATCATTGCCATGTTAAGTTTTAGAAGTTTATCTTCACTTGTGTCAACACCCAAATCAAGCAACCACTTTTCGTCAAGTGCGTTTTCACTGTCGACAAGAACAACATAAATGCCTTGTTCCTGTGCCGCTTTAATAATGTTTCCAGAGCAGATATATGATTTACCTGCACCTGATTCGCCTGCAAAAACTGTTACTTTACCCAGAGGTACTCCTTTAAAGAAGTCCCCTGAGATAAGATAGTTTAGGGCGTAGTTACCGGTTGAAATCCAATCGGTTGGGTCATTAAACCCGATTCCCAAGCCATCAATACTTTTCGTAATAGACTTGCGGAACTTCGAAATATCGAAGGCCTTTGCCATAGTCTATTACTCCTTAGTCTTTCTGACGGTTACGAATCATCGCAATGATGTCTGCTGCTCGGCTAGATGCCTCACCACCAGCGCTTTCTGCTTTCGGAGCAGGTGCTGAGAATGATTTTTCTGCTGTTGCAACTTCAGCTTCCCATGGTGCTGGTTCTTCAGCTGCCTTAGCTGGTGCCGGCGCTTGTCGAGCTGCCGGTGCGGCTACTGGTTTAGCTGCTCCGCCTTCTGCACTGTCTCGGCCACCGTAGCCTGCTGGCTTGAAGTATTGACCCCAACGATCCATGTCGAATGCTTCACCGTCAACTGACGCTTCAAACATTTCCTTGATAACCTTGAGCTCAACTTCACCTGGCTTTTTAGGCAAGAAGCCCTTTAAGTCATGAAGACCATACTGTGCAATAGCCGCATTTTCTGCTTCGCTTAGAGCACGTTCACGACGAGCCCATGTGCTGGTAGAGTAGTCAGCATAACCACCCTTGCTAGTTTTAGCAATCTTGAAATCCAAGCCACGGACATAGTCTGTTGGCAATTCTTCAATTTCACTATCCATCAACGCATTCTTAACAATGTTAAAAATTTGTGAGCCGATAATGAATCGACGAATTGGATTCTCTGGAGTTTTGTCTTCTTGTAGTTTGCTATCGACCACATAACCTTGGAACAGGTAAGACTTCTTTTTCCAGTACTTACGACCCATATCTTCCAAAGACTTGTCTTTGAACCATGGACGCACTTCTGTCAATACTGGACATGTTTCACCCCACATTTCCATACAAGGGACTTGAACAGTCACTGGTTTGGAATTAGTTTCACCTTTGACTCCGGCAAAAGGCAATTTAATCATTGCTCTTTCAATCCAGAAAAAAGTGTTGTTTGGATCTGCGTCTGGAAGGAATCGAACTGTAGTAGTTGTGCCTTCTGCGGCATTCCAGTGAGGATAAATTGCATTATCACCGCCGCCGGATTGCCCGCCGCCTTGTTGTGATGATGCTTGTAGTTTTGCGCGAATTTCTGCTAACGTTGCCATAATGTTTTTCCTTAATGTTGATTTATTATGCCTCTTCTTTAAAGCCCACTGACTAAAAAGAAAAACTGTGCATACGGTTAAGTATACACAGTTCTATTTATACACACAACCTAAAAGGCTGTTAAAATATGGTGTATTTTGCCAATTATTTTTTCTTGGCTAACAATGCTTTACCAGGTTCCGCTGCCTTATCTTTGGCCATTCTGTCTTTTTGTTTGCCAGCGGCTGCTTTATATTCTGGGCCATTGATATCTCTATACGGTGTCTTTTGTTTTTCTTTTGGTCCAGACCCTTCTCCAAGACCGGCTAACTTCATAATTGCTGAAAGTTCTTCACTGATGCCTAATTCTGCTTTTTTACGTGCCAGTCCTGCCGAGCTAGTTGGACTATTGGTTTTTTCTTTTTCTAAATCCTTAGTAGACATTTTCCAATCTCCGCCTTGTTCTTTGCGCTTGTACGCAGGGACTTGGCTCTTGTTTGGACCACTTTCTTCTTGTGCATTTTTTAATTTACCAGTGCGCTCTAAATCCTTTAACATATCAATGCGATCACGATAGCCTGCAATACCTGGTTTGATATCATGTGCTGCCATACGTTGTTGGACAGATGGATTATCTGCGTGTTTCATTGTAGTATCATATTGGTGACTATGTTGAGGATTCTTTTCCTCACCCATTTCTTCAACACGGCCTTTAATATTGCCCACTAGTTCTTTCAAACGTGCTAACCCATCTGTAGGTTCAACTGGGCCGGCCTGGCCGTGACGTTGTTGCCACTCTTGGGTTAATTTGTTCATAAATTTTTCTGCTATCTGTGCGGCTTGTTCGCCTGCTTCGTCGCCAAACTTTTCGCTAATAGATTTTTTAACATCTAACACAATGCCTTCTCCACCACGGAATGGTCCAACTTCTGGATTGTCACGATTGTAAAAACTCTTAACGATCTTGGCAACTTCTTGTACCATGCTACCTTCTTTACCTTCTGCTACAGGTGCAGGCTGCGCCCCTGCTTCAGGTGCAAGTGCAGGAACCGGTGCTGCGACTGCTGGGGCTTGTGGTGGTACTTCTTCGGGTTGATTGCTTATGCCTAGTGCTACTAATAGTTCAGGATAGTTGTCTTTTGCCCATACTTGTAATACTTCAATAGGATCAGTTCCTGGATCTAAGTCAGCTGCTGCTTTTAATTTTTGTTCTAAATCAGTGTCTTCTAATCCAAAGCTGCTAAAGAACTGGAATGACGTTTGACCATCTGGACCAAGTTCCATTTCTCCATTAGGTAATTCTGCTAATGCTTGCTTTAAATCTTCAACCTGATCATCTGTTAGTTTGCCTTGTTCTACTGCTTCTGCCCATTCTGCAAATTCGTTAAATGCATCTTCCTTAACATCTTCCTCGTCGTCACACTGGCATGGATCTTTGTGACATACTGAGCATGTGCTTTCTTTAACATAGTCTTCTAAATCAACTGTGTTTGTTTCTTGCATAATGCTGTGTAACAAGGGGAAGAAACTTGCTAGGTCTTCTTTAAAGTTTGTTTCTGTAAATTTTGATTTGTATGTTTCCATAGTTACAGGATCTAGTTCCATGACAGCTTGATCAACAGCTTCGCCGTCTAGTTCTGATAACCATGACTCATAATGATGACGCTTACTTAGTCCTTCAATTGTTGCTTTTAGTTCGTTTAGTCGGCCTACGGCCCTGTCTGTAATGCCCATTGCGTCATCATGAAGAGAACTGCGTTGTACTTGTCTTTGGAATTCTTGTAATTGAGCAATTTGTTCGCTCATACGGATAATTGCTTTGCCCCCATGATCATGTGGAATACCTCCATGGTCAATGTGTTGGGCCATTGCAAACGCACCTGCTGGGTGTATAAATGGATACTTGAAGCGTTCGCCTTCGCTGTTTTGGATAAAAATTGCCTTGATATTTTTTCGTTGACTACGAGCACCGGGATAAGTTTCATCCACAGCGTGTGCGTGTCGTACAATAACTTCTGTTGCGCCTTTAACTGCACGGCTTGTTTTTTTGGTACTCTTTTGGTTCCAGCGTGATTCGTTCATATTCATAGTGGGGTCTTCTTCCTTAGGGCCTTGCGTAGTAGCTAGATGTTGGAAATCATTTTTATCTAAATTAGATTTAGCAACGTCTCGAGTGTCAAAACGTAGTAATCTACGCATAGCAAATAATCTCATTTCTTTTAGAAATCCGTACCAAATTTGTTTTGCAGGATCATCTTGATTTTCAGTAATTCCTTGACTGTAGTAAATTTTTAAACTTCCTAGGTCGTTTAAACTGATGCTCACGCGACCTAAGTTTACGTTTTCGTTAACAAAATCAAAATCAAAGAATCTTGCTTCTGCAGGGTTGATAGTTACTGCACCTGTTTCGTCGCCCATTTCTAAATTTTGGAAACGGCTTCGAACTTTGTCGAATAAATCTTGGCTAATAAGTTGGATAGGTTTCATAATATATTATTTATTAATAATTGCTGATGTAGATAGGCATTGGCATTAGGAACTCGTCATCGCGTTCTTCACGCATTTTATCGTAAATAGCAGGATCCCACTCTTGTAGCATCAGCGCCATACGTATGACCAGCAATGTAGCACTGACTAGATCGTCGTGCATGCCAACTTTAGCTTCAAAACTAACACCTTTTGCAATATACCCTTTAAGTTCGCTAATTAGAGGTTTAGAACGAACACGGAATCTTTTGCTTTCTACCAAGTGTTTTAATTTAGCACAGGCATTAATTTTACTTGAATTTGTGGTGTTAAATCCTTTGCGGAAGCGGCGAACGTGGCCTTTTTTGATTGGCTCACTTAGAAACAATCCCGGAATACTTTCTTCACCTATTTCTTCAATGGCAACTAACGCTGCTTCTCCAATATTATTGTTTTCTACGGAATAATACAGACTTGTCTGCATTCCTTTATCAGCACACGCATCATTAATAAAGTTGCACAAGTCACGTAAAATACGTACTTGACCCTGGATAGTAGTTAAGTTATGTTGCCACTCTGCAACTTGTTCGAAGCTTGGGATTTCTAAAATCTGTATAGCTGCTGGGTCGCCGCCTGTACCTAAACTAGGGTCTAGTGCTATAAGATATGTAGACATGGGATTAATTTTTTTGTACCACCGTGCTTGCCCCATCTTCATGTACGGTTCATCACCTTCCATACCTGCAAGACAAATACTATTAATAAGTGTTTCATCAAATACCAAGAACTCGCAATCGTGTTCACGGCGAAATCGTTCTTCACCAATACGACTTCGTTCTTCGTTTGCCCAGTTTTCATCACGATCAGGATGTTCATTCCAATATGCTCTAAATGGAAAGAATCCGTTGCGGCCTACTGTTTGCTCATTGCCAAACTCATCAAACTTGTGATTAGCTTCTTTCCATATGTTGGCAAATTGATCTTCGTCACTGTTAGGGGTAGATGTAATAATTGCTTTACCTCCAGTTGCTAGTGTAGGCGAAATGGATGTCCAGAACTCTGTAGCAATATTAGGTTCAACGAACGCAAACTCGTCGGCGTATAGTAATGACAGAGACAACCCTCGACCAGTTGTTTCAGTTGTTGTCTGTGCAATAATGCGCGAGCCGTTGTCAAATTCAATACTTTGTTTATTATAACTTTTAACGCCGCATCGAATATGATCAGCACATAACTCATAGGCATATCGAATACGCGACATAATTTCTTGAGCACCAGTAAACTTGTGCGCTGCAACTAACACAGTTGCATCAGGAATAAACATAGCGTACCATAACAAGTATCCTGCTGCTGTAGTTGTTTTACCTGTTTGTCGAGGTAGTAGATTTACATTAAAGCGATTTCCATGATAGCTGTCAATTAATCTTTTTTGATACTCAAACGGCTCGTATTTTAATTTGCCTTTAGTAGGATGCTGGATATAGAAAAAGTTGTCAAGGAAATAATGGGGTCCGTTAATCGGATCCGTGCATTTTAGTAGATCTTCGATGTCTTTTTCAGTGTACTTGTTAGAACTGTACGCAGTCTTGACTAGTTTGTTATCTGTATATGCCATGCATTTATTTAATGAAAAAAATAGACCCCGAAGGGTCTATTTGGTAAAACAAGTTTGATCAGTTTTTTGACACACCTTTAACTGCGCGGCTGGTTTTTTTAGAACTCTTTTGGTTCCAACGGGATTCTTGTAGGCCTTGCTCCCTATACACTCCGTCCATATTTTGTTTACCTTGTCCACCAGTGGCTTGAGTTAAAGCAGTTAACAAATCATTAAATTTTAGTTTAGGATTAACTAACGCACCTGGTACAATAGTTTTATCGCCGTATACTAGATCAGCATCGTCAAAATAAACAGGTGCGTCTTTTGGCAATCCTGCTTGTTTACGCAACCAGTTTGTAAGTTTCATTTGATCACCAGTTTTTTCATAATATCGAACGACATTATAACCGTGTGCGCTGCCTTCCGCCACATATTGGTGTGTTCTATCTTTTAACATTGATAGTAGTTTTTCGGCAACTTCTTCTGGGTGATCCTCATATGCACTACCTAAATTATATTGTAGCTCATCAAATTCTTTTTGTATATAAAGTCCAACAGGATGAGTGATATTGGGAGAATCGACTATTTTTAAAATAGTATCACTATTAAATTCTGGACTGTTTACTACTTTTCCAACTTTTTGCAGTAATGCATTGTTATCAACACTAGGACTCATTCTCGAAATAAACTGGTCACGTGGGGTGTTTGTTAGATCCCGACCTTGCTCGCCAAATTGTACACTTTCGGTTACAAACTTTTTATATTGTGCAAATAGATCTGTTACTGCTTCTTTCATATCTGCGTATGCTTTTGGACGATCTCCGTCCATTCTATCGCCTTGCCCTGGCTGATTCTCTTGATGAGCATGTGCATTGGCATCAAACTCGTCTTTGTCATTTGGGTCAGCTGGAGTATTGTCATACTCGTCAACTTTGTTTTTCTTTTCCATATCGTGATCATCCATGTCGTGATCACCATCGTTGTCTAGGTCGCCGTGTGCTTTATTAACATCGTCTTCACCGTTGTCATCCATTGGATTCAATTTGTCAATCACACTTCGCATGTTATCAGTTTGGCTCATAGGACCGCTTGCTGGTTCTAATGCGCCCGGTGCTGGTGGTGTGTTGTCTAGTGCAGGAGCTGCTGATACAGGCTTGTTCTGACCAGCAAGTTGCATGATAGTGGCTAGCATGTTGCTTAGTTCATCACCGCTACCAGCAGTCATATTAATGCTTGCAGGCATCGATGGCTTCTCAGGAGCTAAGTCCATACCCATTTCTGGCATCATTCCACATTCGCCAACTTGAACATTTTCCTTAACAATGTTAGGATTTTTAGAATCAAGTTCCGCTAGTCTTTTCATTACATCGATCATATACATATTATTTTCCTTTGCTGCCAAATAGGCTTGTATTACCTGGCTCTGCATCCGTATTATATTTGGCAGCACCTTCTGTTGGAATTTCTTCGCCGCGTTCCTTGCGTTGAAGTTTCAAGATATCATTTAATTCCTTAACAAAACCTGTATTATACTTATCACCGTAGTAGTCTTCAAACTGCGGACTACCTGCTTCTTTATAGTCGGGATCTAGCAATAATGCGCCTTCTCTTTTCTCAGCGGGCATTTGATATTCTTCACTTGGCTCGCCTGGTCGACGAACTACGAGATTTTGTTTACCGATGCCTAACTCAGTTGCTAGATACTCCGTTAGTTCAAATTGTGTTGTTGGAAAATCTAGAGTAACTTCATAGATGTTTACTTCGCAATTTTTAACTTGAGGAAAGTCCAACGGCACTGCTTGGATAGGCGTCTTTGATTTTTTAAAGCCCGTCAAGGTATTTTCGTTAGTAAAACGCCCTAGCAAACGCTTCATTGTATCTTCTTGTTCAGTAGACATTTCTCCTGCAATTTTAATGCGGAAGTCATATTGCTTCTTAGATTCGGTTAGGTATTCGGTGAATGATTTCATAATAATTTATTTATTCATATTCTTAAGTTTTTCAAGGATACTATTACGATCAGTGATAATATATCCTTGTCCTTCAACAGTGTCTCCACCTTCTTGACCGTGTTTTTTGTCAATTGCTAACTTTTTAAGCTGTAGATCAACCATCTTTAACTTTTTATCAATTTTTGCACTTTTTGCAGCAATTGCTTGAGTCATCATACTAGCTGCAACTTCAAACATTCGAGCACCATATCGTGCTTCAACATTCATGCCTAAATCCATTAAGTCGTCATATGCTTGTTCTGCTTTGTTTGCCAATGCGTCTAGCTCGCTATCTGCCATATCCCCCAGTCCTTTTACCCTAGGTAAAGCTGAAGCAATTTTGTCTAATTCTTCTAACTTTTCTTGTAGGTCAATAGTTGCTACTGGCTCTGCGTCAACGGGTTTAGCATCTAATACAGATTCACTAGGTTCGATGTTTAATAGTTCTTCTAACTTCTTTGTCATAATGTTACTTATTATTTGTTACGACCATTATGGAAAATATCGTGCTCATTTAGAATACGAAATTTAATTCCTTGATTTTTGCACCACGAACTGGCTGCGGCCCACTTGGCTTGATTCTTTACAAACTGTGCTTGGTTGTAGAGATTTTTACCAACTTTTTCTAATATTTGTTGATTTGCTGGTTTTACTTCCCATAGCTCTGCATGTTGCTTATGATTACGGTCAACAAACATTACTAGAAAATCTGGTACATAAATTGACTGCTTTCCAGTTAATGGATCTCTATATGGAATTTTTACCGGCTCGCTTGACCATTGTTGTATAGCAGGATTTTCGTCACACATCCTCATTACAGCTATTTCCCAACTGCTGCGATAAATTGGGCCGGATGTGCCTACATATTTTTCGGGGTTTTTTAACTTGTAAGCCCCCTTAGAGAACTTTAAGCTCATGCAATTATGTTACGTAGTACTTCGGGATGGGTTCTAAATTTTTCAGCGTACCCTAAACTACTGCTCTTAAATCTGTTATAATTTAATATTTCAGAAACAAGGCCAGATAATGCAACATCGTCTAGACCTTTTAATGTATCTAAAATTTGCATAGGATTGTAATCATCTTGTTTAGCTTGTCTAATAATTGTAATTGCAATTGACTCGGCTGATACTTCTGCAAAACCTCTTGCAGTAAAATACCCTTTCATAGCTGCTAACACAGATGAATTAATTTCAACTGGCATAGAAAAATAAGAATCAAATGCTTGTATAGTCAAATCTTGACTAGTGTTATTAACTGGAATATTAGAATAGGATGAATTCATTTTTAACCTTTAGGGGGAAATAAAATTGCAGCTGGGTTTGCTCTAACTTTACCATCTACACTGGTATTGAATGCTTTGAAGATATTAATACCAACACCGCCGGGAAGTGTAAAGATGCCCACCTGACTTTCAGTGCTAGGCGGAGAAGCATACTTGCCCGGTGCTGTTTTAGTAAGAGCACCAAGTGCGCCACTGGCAATATTATACCCAGTAGCTTTAGATCTAATTATGCCTGTAGAGTTAACATAATTTTTAGCCAAGATAGTGGCAATGTCTAACAAGGGATTAGGAGCTTGATAGTTTCCTCCAACTCGACCAAACACTCGTTGAGATCCAGGCTTATCAAATCCTGTTTCTTGTTTAATGTATGTAGGACTATTAATAGGATTGCCTGCAATTCCTAACGGGCTAGGAGTTTTATCATAATAAACTGTAGCAAAGCCAGGTGGATTTGTTTCAGGCACAATTCTGCCATAATCGTACAATACATTTTCGTATGCTACTGACATTCTATTCTGCATAACTCGGGCACCATCAGCTTGACTTAAACTATCGTGTGCCCATTCTGTAATTTTAGGATTTACTAATGTTATCTGAGTAAAATTTTGTTGATGTAATGAATAGATATCAATGGATGTAATGAAGGGAATTTTTTGATTGTTATTGTAGATACCGTATTCGTGATCTTGTTCGCCGTACTTTGTGTCCCAATATGCAGTAGGTACTTCATTACCTTTCTCACCGTAGTTGCTATCTGCAAAATAATGTTTGTAATAGTTAACCCACAGTTTGTTAATAACATCTAAATTGTCATCGTGAAATTCCACGCTAACAGGAGAATACGTCAATTTAGTTTGTACAATTGTTTTTCTATTATATTGATTAACAGTTTCGTTGGCCACCGTAAACTTTGGTAGATCAATTTTCTTCACTAATACACCTACATTCGGAGATCCTTTTGTTCGCCATTCTTTATCCGATATCGCATCTTGATTTAAGTTGAATACTACATAATATAAAAATCCAACTTTAGGGGTGAAGGCATAATTGTTATCAACATACAATCTACTTGCATGTTGGTAATCTCTTAGGTTAGGATATCCTTTAAGATAGCCCGTACTAGATAGGTAGTTAGTAAATGCGTTGCTGCTCATACAAATATTTAGTCAAATAAAAAGCCCAGGTATTAAGCTGGGCTTGTTTATAGCTAGTGTAACTATTAACCTGTAGCTAGGCCTTGAGC